TGCGGAGCTTTCAATCCTTGTACCCCCCACCCTTGGCCTGGTACTGCTTGGCGAGCAACTGCGCCTTACGGGCGCTCCACTGACCAGCTCCCGTACCCTGCGTAGCACTGTTCTTGATTTTGTTGAACAGTGACTTACGCATTCCCGGCTTGGTGTAGTTGCCAGCCTCGTTGACCTTGGAGCCGGTGTCACCACCAGCAGCGTACACGTCGACCTCCGCCCCGTCCTTACGCCGAATCTTCTTCGGCTGTTTAGACGAGAGAATTGCGCCCATGCCGCGTGACGGGCGCATCAGACAAACCGGCCCTTGGTCTTACCCTTGGACTCGATACCGCCGCCACGAGCGTACTTCTTCACAGTACCACCATTGGCATACGGCTTACGAGTATTCGGGTTTGTTTGTTTATTATGTTCTTTAGCTCGTTCGTTAAGCCCGTACGTATCATCGTACCGTTGAATAGGAGCCATCATGCCCGTACGACCAGCTCGCTTTTTTGCGATACGTTCAATTTCGTCTTCTACTTCGTAACGCTTACCGATAGGGTCATTACGGTCAAAAACGTTCGAGGGGCGCATACCATAGCTACGCTTGCTGAACCATTCTTCAGGGTTTTTAACCCCGACGCGCTCACGCCGTTCTTTGCCGGATTCACCAGTCTTAGGCATGGGGTTCCCCTTAGCAAATCTTGCAGTTGGTCTTGCCCTTGGAAGCAATGCCATCGGCGCGAGCCGAGACCGAGCCACCGGAGGCCATCTTGACCATCGTGCCCTTGGTCTTGCCGTGGGACTCGACGCCGCCGCCGCGAGCGTACATCTTGGGTTTCATAGCGTTACGGCTCATGGGGCCACGACCCGCTCCACGAGTCTGGCTACGGTTTTCCATCTCTTGGTCACCGCCCGCCTTTTCGTTTAGGTCACCAGCAGTCGGTACATAGGGCTTGGGAGGAACCTTGACCGTGCCGCCCATCGCGTACTTCTTCATACCGCCGCACGCCATACCGCCACTCTTCATGCCCTTGGCTTCAGCCTTCTCATGCTTGATCATGCTCTTGGGAGCACCCTTCTTCTGCATGAAGCCAATTTCTTTCTTGATCATAGCGTTGCTTTCCACAGAGCCTCCTTTAGCCATACCGGTGATGGCGCGAATACTTGGATCCATATTTAACCCCCGCTCAAAAGCGGACGGGTTGTATCGAACGTTTGGCACATCAGCCGCTGTAACTTGCCGCAGGGAAGGCGTAGGCTGGCCCTTAGCCGCCTTCCAATCTGCTTCCGCCTGACGCATACGAGTAGCAACATCAGAAGACGTACGGTTGCTACGAGTAGCATTAGTTGCCGCCGTAGCTGTAGCCGCTGCGGCTCTTTCCTTAGTAGGACCAACAGCCGCCCTAGTAGTGGGACCAAAAGCCGCCCTAGGAGCAGCGGGCTTAGGTGCTTCAGTTTTGGCAGCGGCGGGCTTAGGGGCAGCGGCGCTTTTCTTTAAAGACTCGGGTTCTTCACCCTTTTTGTAAGCGGCTTGCTTGCTGCCACGCCAAGTGAACTTGGTACCGGAACCCTGACCACGGAAGTGCCTGAACGCCTCGCCATACGACATCTTGTCGATGTCAGCCTGAGACAGTCCCTTGGAACCCTGCGGCTTTTCAGCGCGGAAGCTCTCACCCGTATCGACAGCGTCAACCTTGACGTCATCAACTTTAGGCTCCGAGTCCCTAAACCTACGAGCAATTTCTTTAGCCTTTCTGCCGAACATTATTTAAACCCCTTGAGAGTTTGAGCCAGACGAGCGCGCTGACCGAGCTTGCCGGGAGCCTTTGCGGCCTTGGCGAGCGCCTTACCGGGAATCTTTTTACCCTTGGGAACGCCCATCTGTTCATGTAGCGCACCGGGCTTCTTGATTGCCCCAGAAATCCAGTTCTTCTTACTCGCCATCTTTCTTGCCTTTACCAAGAAGTTTCTGGACGGTCTCGGACTCATAGATCCTGATACCCGTCCACAAGATGGTAAACAGCGCTGCGACTGCTGGTAGCATGTTTGTTATTGTCCCTACAGCCGTCACTACAGATATCCCATCCATAATGTGTTTTACGGTATCGCTCCAATCGTGATGTGACATATCAGCAGTTCCATGCCCGAAGGCTTTTGTTGATGCGCGAGTTCGGGTCATTGGCTGTCTTCTCCGAAGTCAGCTTCTTCTTCATGCCCGTCATCCGGGCACAGAAGGAGTCGCGCCGTGGCCCACCTTTGGGTTGGGGGGCCTTCAACCCCGGCTTACCGGGGTTGGCCTTGTTGTAGGAAGCCCTGCCTTTGGCATTCAAGCCGCCAGCAGGGTTCTTACCTTCCTTGCGGGTCCAAGCAGGTGACTTAGCCATTACGCCTGAGCCTCCTTCCAGTTGATACGCGCAAGGATGGTGGATGCAGTTGCCGCCAACGGGGTAGCCACCACGTACAGGATGTCCGGGCCGTCCGGGTAGAAGCCAGCCTGAGTAGTTGGGATACTGTTAGTCGTGCCGCCGCCGAGGATAGAGTTACCCAAGTCACGAACACCGGTCAAAGACAAGGTGGTTACGCCAGTCGGGTTCGTGTAACCCGCGTACACCGACTCACCGCCCGTCACCGTAATTGCCGCCGTGTTCAACGCAATCTGCGCCAGCGACGAGGTGATACCGTTGGTCTGCTGAATCGGAGCCACAAAGCCCGCCGAGAAGCCCGCGCCGCTAGCAAACCCGTTCAACACAAGGTTGATGAGGTAACCCGTACCCGTGGTGTACAGACCGATAGAGTCTAGCGCCAACTGCATGCGGTTTACCAGCTCCTTGGCACCGAGCAAACCGACTGTGTTGTTATCCACCGAAGGCGCGATACGAATAGCCATCAACACGATAGGTGCGGTAGAGGCGGTGGAGACCGCCGTGGTCATACCGTAGTTGAACACTAGCGACTTGTCGTCGTCAAAGCGTCCGGCCATGATGACCGACGAACCCCAGTGGGCCAGCGGAGCCACGGTGTCAGGCGAGGAGTACTCCACCATTACCGGAGCAGTTGCCAAGAACGCGAAGTTTTGGGCAGTGTTACCACCACTTTGACCACGAGCAACAACAGTAAGCTGTTTGTTATTCAGCTTGGTGTAGGTGATGTACTCAATCGTGCCTGTTGAACCGGGGTTACTAATCTTGACAGTACCAGACGGAGCAAAAGTTGAAGCGTCATCGACGTTGATAACCGTACCAGCGCCGCCAGTATTCAAAGCGGCGGTCAAGAAAGTAGCCGGAGAGGTACCATTGGACTCGTAGTGCGCCGCCATGTTGCCCGACCGCAGGTACGCCTCAAATCGCAGGTTGTTGTTGGTCTGCTGATAGACGTAAGCAATCACGCCGTTAGTCGTACGGAGACCCCAACGAGCGTACCCTGCGCCGTACCAAGAATACTCGACGTAGAACATCTGCATCTTGGAAAGGTCAAGGCGATACCCAGACGGGCCGGTACCGTCAAGCGGGTCCAACCACTGCGACTGTGGGACGCGAGTGTCAACCGTTTTGGAAATCAAGCAACCGCCCTGAGTCAGGGTAGCGCCGCGATATTCCGGGTTGATAAGCATCGCCGTGTCGCTGGTAATCGTCTGGATACGGTACGACTGACCGCGAATAACAATCCAGTCACCCGGCTTCAATTGACTACTGAATTGCGTACCCGTACCGGTTACAGCCGAAGAGCCGTTTGTAACCGTTGCTGTGCCGTTGATTTGAAGTACGCTGTTACGCCACACCGCGTACAACTGCTGACCGTCGTACTCGAAGAACAGACCGTTCTGCAAGTCGAACATGCCGATACGGTTGGACGAGCCGTACCAACTGACAGGAATAACCCGCGTAGGGAACCCAGCAGCGGTAGCCGTAAGTGCTGACGGTAGAATATACGTCAGGGTAGTCGCCGTGGGCGTGGTAGCTACGGTATACGTGCCGTTGAAAGCACCGGGGTTACAGCCTTCAACCGTGATGACTGAACCGACACCCATGTTATGTGGGAATCGGGTGGTCACCGTTGCCGTGGTAGTGCCGGGAGCAGTGATAGAAGTCACAAACAGCGCCGGACGTAGCGAAGTACCCGTCGAGAACTGCAAACCCTTACCAGACTGATACCGGAAGTAGCGACGAGTCTGACGAATCATCTGCTGATTCGGAGCAATAGCACCAGCAGTGAACGCCACACCACCGTCAAACGAACGCGACTCAACAGAACCAGCGGGCCGTGCGTACAGAGTCAAATTGTTGGCAACGTTAGTAAGAAGCAAGCCCACAAACGGGGCATTCAGTGTTGCAAAGGTAAACGTATTGGCGGTCGGAACCCCTGTCACTACCCACGCACCGTTAGGAGCGTCTAGTACGTCTTGTGTGGTGACAGTAATAGCCACTGGGGTACCAATAGCACCTACCGTCTGCGAGTTGTTGACGTTGTAGTTGGTGCCCGTAACCGCGACACCAGTTGCGTTGGTCGCCGCAGCGCTCAACGTGAACGTTGGGTCCACACCCGACAGGATGTAGGTACCCGGCGTGATGCCCGCACCCGTCAACTGCATGCCAATCACCGGTACCGTACCAGCCGTACGGGTCAGGGTGGTGCCAACCGTGATGTCCGCTGTGAACGCGGAGTTAGTCACAGAGGTAATGGTAGTGTTGGCAGTAACACCAGCGCCGGTTACGGTAGCTCCAACGCGAAGTTGAAGTCCAAACGTTGGAGCAGCGTTAAAGCTCAATACTGTGCCGCTAATCCAGCCGTTGGTAGCGGAAGTAAGCGTAGCAGTCACGCCACGAACATAGATGTACGAGTTAGCGTCCAGACCATGCGCCGACGAAGTCGTTACAGTTACCGTAGTACCAGACGCCGAAAACGCGTTAGTGCTAGCCAGTGGGATACCGCTAGCGGAGTAGAAGTACCCCGGATAGACGAACGTCAACGCGGCGTTGAACTGATTACCAGCCGCCACGACACCTACAGCAGTGTAGGTCACGCTGACGTTAGTGGTAAGAGCTTGAACGTAGTACCAGCCGTTGGCGTTAGGGTCCGACGCATTCTGTACGAAGATTGGGCTACCAACTGCAAAGTTGGCAGTGCTTGTCATAGCCACGACAACCGTACGGGTACCCGCACCCGTCACTGCCGTTACAGGCGCGGACTGCTGCGGCAGGTAGTACAGACTCTGTCGGTTGTTCTGGAGGTTGACAGACTCCCACTTCGTTGGCTGCTGACCGTATTCAAAGTCAGTGTCAATCAACGACTGCGGCTCGGACATACGCATTTTGCCAACGGGGTCTTGCGACCCCGGCGACGGCGCAGTGTACCCAGCCTGTTCCGAACCCGAACCCGTCCACGGGAGGGACTTGTTCGTATTTCTATCTACTAGAGTCCATCCGGACATGGGATTCCCCTATCGATTACGGACCAGTGAACGAGGTCGGGTAGAACGTACCGTCAGGGTTACGAACGATGTAGCTGATTTCCAGCACGCCCGCGCCCGTACCACCGCCACCGTTAACCTGCGTGAACGTGACGAGTGCATCACCCGTGCCGACGTTACCAACCAGCACAGCGCCAGCGGGGGTGTTATTACCAAGCACAAAACCGCCACGACCAGTAGTACCAGCCGTAGTGCCCGAGGGGGCAGCGGCGGTATTGATAGCCGCACCGTTCACGAAAAAGGCAAAGGTAGGCGCAGTGGTGGTGTACGCCACGGTAGTCAACAACGCGATCGACTGAATGCAAGAGCCAGCCGGGAGAGCCGCCAAAAACGTGTTGGCAGTCGTTTCAGCGTAAGCGACGTTCTTAAACTGGATGGAGTGCGTAGCGCCCAAATTACGGGTCGTGCTAGCAGTGGTGCCCGTGGTGCTGCGGTTAGTGCCCAGCAGCCAAGGGCCAAGGTGAGTTGCGATACCCATTTCAAAGTTCCTTATGTGCAAGTCGCTACGTAATTAGCACATTATCCGCTGGGACGGTTTACGTAGCTGTTAACCCCAGAAATTAAACAATAGTACCGTCCGGGTTACGGACGATGTATCTCAAGATAGCAGTAACACGCCCAGCAGTATAGGTACCGCTAACCGTGTATCCAAACGTGGCATCAGTAGTACCGACGTTTCTAAGCAAAAGCCCTACGCTTAAACTATTAAGAAACCCTTGATACGGCCCCGGCGTTATGGTGTCGGGCGGGGTGTATCCGTCAAACAAGCTATTTATAGCTGAACTAGCTGTAATAGCCGTGCCGTTGATATTAAAAGTTATTGCGGGGCCAGCGCCAGTTGTACTTACCGTCTTCAACAGGTCAAGCTGAAGAACTAGCGAACCAGCAGGGATAGCAAAACAAGTAGTAGTGACGAACGTAGACGGGACGATATCAAAACTCTGGGCTACAACTGTAGCGCCTAGATTCTTGATATTGCCAGCGGTAGTACCCGTAGTGTTACGGACAGTACCAAGTAGCCACGGCCCAAGGTGCGTTGCGAGTCCCACGGGTACCTCTATAATCAACTATAATTGTCTATAAAGAAGGGGGTCAGGTTGCCCCGACCCCCTCTATCATCACGTCGAACCGGGCGAGCCGAAGATGCCGAGCGGGTCGCTCCAGCCGAAGCTGTAACGTTCGCGGGCCTTGTAGCGCACGTTGCCGGTGTCAAAGTCGCCGTCCATGCTGTTCGCCATCGGCGAACGGACGAAGTGCTTCAGACCATTCGGCACGTCGGTCATCAGGAACCAAGCGTTCGTGTCGGTCAACCAGTGGTTGACCGTGAAGCTTTCCGAGATGGCACCCATCGCCTTGAGGGCGTTGATGTCGTTGTCGGTGGTACCAACCCGCAGCTCGGTGCTAAGCAGACGCTTGGCAACGAACATCAGGGCCGGGGGGATGACCAGCTTCTTGGGCTTGGCGGCGATGAGCAGACCACGTTCGTCGGTCCAAGCGGCAATCTGAATGACCGCCGATTCCAACGAAGTCTCGTTCAGGTCCGCAGCGACCGCAGGACGGTTGCTGTTGACGCCGCCCGAAGTCAGCGGGTGAGCCGTGCTGCACAGAGCCACGCCGTCGCCGCCCGTGTAGAGCGCCGAGAAAGCGTTGTTCAGGGTGGACGCAGCCTTGACCTGCTTCGTGTACGCCATACCACGGGCCAGAGCCTTGGTATAACGCTTGCTCAGCGAGTCGTACAGGTTGTCTTCCACCGCTTCTTCAGTGATGGAGAAGCCAAGCGCGATCGTCTCGTGGTTGTAACGAGCCGTCCAAGCTTCCTGAGCATTGTCGTAGGCAATCGCCTGACCTTCGGCCTTGACCGGAGCGGCGCTGAAGCCAGAGAGCTTGGTCTCTTCTTCAAACGAACGTTCCGAGGACTCGGTCTCGTAGATGTCCTTATGCTCTTCACCGTAGGACTTGTACTCCAGACCGAACAGAGCGTTCAGGCCGGGGAGCAGTTCCTTCAATAGTTGTGCGCGAGAAATAGCCATTTATGATGCTCCCTTATGCCGTTGCGCTGCTGTAGTAGCCGTGGACGAGCAGGTTAAGCTTAACCAGCACTTCCGGATACTGCGTGAAAATGACGGTCGAAGCCGCCGGGATGGCGACAACGCTACCCGGAACCGCGATTGCAGAGTCAATCGTGATTGAGGTCGTACCAGCCGCGTAACCAGCAGCGTTAGCAACGAACGAACCCGTGTCAATGACCTGACCGTTAGCGGCAAGATAAGAAACACCAGCACCGTTCGTGATAGCGCCCGACAGACCCGTGGTCAGCGTGATGGTCGTGCCGGACGAAGAACCGATACCCGTAACCGAGTAGGCCGTATCTTCAACCACACCGACGCAGCGAACCGGAAGGATGGTGGTGACCGGAGTTGCAACCGGAGACAGCACGGCGTTAGCCGAGTTGCCCGTAGCGAGGCTCGAAGCCACAGCAGCGTTGTCAATCATCGACAGGTTACGACCAACCAACGACTTGGAGCCGGAGGCGAGGACCGTAGTAGCCGAGCAGACAGCAGCCTTGTAGACCGCATCCGGATCATCGACGACGTAAGCAACAGCGTCACCCGCCAGCGTGCCCGTGGGCCAGAACTGCGAGAACGTCTTCTGCTTGGTGATGGGGTTCGTGTACGAGCAGCCGACGAAGATGCCGGTAACCTGATTCACACCAGTACCAGTACTAACAGCAGCGCGCGTAGTAAAACCGCGAGTGACGACAACGAAGTCGCCGTTAAAGATGTTCGTGGCGTAGCCGTACTGGATGGGGAACATCCGGGTGCTACCCGCAAACACCTGACCGCCAATCAAATTGACTGGCTTTAGCCCGTAGGGGGCGTCAATCGTGGGATATGCCATTTTGGCTCCTTAAAGTCAGAAATTATTTGCCCTTGCCGAAAGACACCGACGACTTCTTGTCGTTGAACAACGACATGTTCGACCGGCTGTCCCTCTCTCGCATAAAGCTATTGTCCACGGACTCCATCTGGTTCTGGGACTGCTGGCGATAATAAGCATCGCGCTGGTCAGCCATTTCCCGAGGAGCCTTGCACAACAGCAAGCCGCCAATCTCGACGTTCCCCTTAAAACGGGTGTTCGGATCAGCATTGAACATCAACTCAGGATGGTCTTCAGCCTTCACAGGCTCCCAACCTTCCCTCATCTTTGCGGACGTATTTGTTGGGTCCATCTGACCCATCATGGAAGTCCGAATCCACCGGAATACCCAGCCGTCTTGCGGCTTGGGAGAAGGAAGCGTTTCAGGCGGAGCCCAATTCTTCTTCCGGACGTTGTTTTCGCGGGACTCGATTTCCCGTGCAAGACGATTCTCAGCCATTGTTGCTCTCCAGTTTAATTACTTCGCGGGCGTAAGCTTCAGGTGTCAACCCTAGCTTTTTTGCCAGTGCGACTTGTGATGCCGTCAGACGGATCTGACGTGGCGCGGATGACCGCGTAGCTGGAGCAACCACGGTGGTGGTCTTGCGCGGAGCTGGTTTATCTTCCTGCTCCGTGTTTTCGTCGTCCCCGAAATAGTCGGAGAAACGCTTCTTCATCGTGGTATCGACCTTATTGTAGTATTCGTCACTACGCGGATCGACACCCGACTCAACAAGTTCATCGTGCAGACCAAGAGCAAATGCTGTCATGCTCTTGTTAGCCCCGAACCACTGATTCCGTTTCTGCCAAGATTCGGCCTTGGGGTCCACGGACGCAGCCGGAGGCTGTGCCTGATGGTTATGTTGTACCTGATTATCTTCCTGCTGTAAAGAGGGTTTGAACCTCTCTACTTCCTGCATTTTTAATTTAGCGTCAGTCAGGGCTTCTTGGGCCTCGGTAATCTTGTCGGGGTCTCCCGACTCATACGCCGTCTTCAGACTGTTACGAGCGTTCGTAACGTCATTGGTAGCTGACTTAGTAAACTCTTTAACGAGAACCCGCTCTCCAGCACCCAAACGCTGCTTGAGGGTCTTGTTCTCCTCATACGTCTGACGGGCAAAACGGAGGGCTTCCTCCTTCTCCCGAGCAGCACGTTCCTTCTCACGGCGCTCGTCGTGCCAGACTTTCTTCATCTGGGACAGGCGCTTTTTGACCTTGTCAGAATATTCTTCTAGATCATCGCTTTCCAGCTCGTCCACCACCTCTTTGGGGAGGGGCTTACGACCACGGTCATCGGCGGGAGTGTCATCCACTACCTCAACCTTGACATCGTCCTCTGGTTCGATGGCGACAACCTTAAAATTGTCGTCTGTATTAACGTTTGATTCACTCATATAAACCCCTTATGCGCGACGGATGCCACGGGGGTCATCGACCACCGCTTCCACCGAATCGTCGTTGATGATGCGGAATTCACGCCCGTGGATGACCACGCGAGTGCCCGAATACGGACGGGTGAGGACAAAATCGCCCACCTTGCACCACGGCCCCGTGGGGAACCGCGACTCGTCCTTGTAAGCCTCTTCGCCGAGTTTGACGACGAACAGCACTACAGTGGTCTGCTCCTCGACACGCTTGGTTTCGTCAGCCTTGATGAGGCCATTACCAAACGACTCCTCGACATGCGGGACAGCGCACAGGATGCGATACCCCTTTGGTTCCGGAAGCTGAGTGGCTTTTGCTGCCATCTCTTCCGTCTTTTGGACATCAATACTACTCATCTGCGTCATTCTCCCGACGTTTTTGCAGGTCTTTCATAATGTCCTTTGCAAGGGTAAGACCCTGAATAACCCCGCAAAGTCTTCGATAATCCTCGATGCCGGATACGTGGTTGTCGGCAAGGTAGCCCTTGACTACATCGACCTCTTCGTCGAGCCTCTTAACCAAATACTCGTAATCGTCGGCGTAATGATTCATTTATCAGCCTTGGGTGGTGCAGCCTTTTCGGGCTGTGGTTTGTTCATAGCGCGGACCTTATGGGCCGCGTCCATGCCAGCGCGAACGCTGTCAAGCCGCTGCGAATCTCGCTTGAGATCCGTTTGATCCGACATATTCGTCGCACGAATCATCTGCTCACGTTGCTTGATGTCCGTGTCATCAGACTTGGATGTCGCTTCGATAACCATCTTCTGGCGCTCAAGCTCCAGACGGGCTTGCTCAATCTGCATGTCCATCTGGTCTTTCTGCACCTTGCGCTGGACTTCCTGCTGTTTGATTTGGAGGTCCATCTGCTGCATCTGCACGAGCGGGTCCTGCATCTGCTGTTGTTGCTCTGCCATCTTGGCTTCGGCAATATCCTTCTGAAGCAGTCGGTCAGACGCTTCAGACGCAAGCTGCGACAACTGCACCTCCATCTCCGGTGAGAGATAGCCAACGTCCTTGTCGTCTCCAAGGAAGTCGGGCGGGGGCGGTAGGGTCGCACCGAGCTGCTTCTCAATATCCTTGCGGTACTGGAACGCCATGTGCTCCATCAAATGAGCGGCAAACGCCGATTGGATTGCCTGTGCCTGTGGGTTCTGGCCCATGAGTGCAGCCATCTTCGGGTCTTGCAGCGCCGCCATGTGGACGCTGATATGTGCCGAGTGGTCCTGATACATGAACGCCTTGACTGGCTTGCCCATGAACAGACCCATGTTCTCCGACACGGGGTCGGTCGGCTTGATCTCGTCCTTGACCGGGACGATCTTGTCGGCATTCTTGATGCCGAGAATCTCAATCATCTGCCTGTGGAGCACCGGCAGGTCGTAAATCTGCGGCGCACCCTGCGCCAACTGCATGACCGCCTGATACTGCACAACTCGCTGCGCCATCGTGCTGGCGTTGGGGTCACTGACCGGCAGGATGTCTACTTGGTCGTAGTCAGACTGCTTGGCCCCCGACGACCCTTCTTCAGGCTCGTAGCTGTAGCTGGCGGGCGTGTTGTCACGGATGATGGCGGCGAGGAGTCGGAACTCCTGCTTCATCGTGTAATGGATGCGGGCATGGATTGCCGACATCACCTTCAAAGTCCGCTCAAGGATGGCGAGCGTCGTGCCCACCGGAGCCTGAGACGACATGTCCGACGTATTCAGGTCGGCAGCGGCAGCGTAGCGACGCCCGTCATCGACGATCTTGTCCATAAGCGCAGCCAACACCTGACTCGGCTCCTTATAAGGGAGTGGCAGGATGTTGTCGCGGATGGCACCGGACGGAAGATCGACGTCTCTGAATTCGCCGGGAGCGATAGGCGTATCGTCGCCTTTGACACGTAGACCTCGTGCCTTCAAACCACCCGGCAGGTTGGACAGCGTACCTGCGTCCACCAACTGGCGTAGTAGAGACGTCGCGGCCTTAGAGTGACCACCGATAAGGTGAATCAGGCCAAAATAGTAGAAGCCGAAACCGGGGATGTAGCCATAGTGCACAAAATGCTGGCGCTTAATCTTGAGCGGGTCTTCTTCCAACCAATTACGGCGGATAGCAAGAACCTCGCCCGTACCCTTTTCAATCGTCACTACATACGGCAGTGCGATACCGGTCGGCTCATCTTCTTTATCCTTGTCCTCGTAACCCTCAAGGTCGAGGTCCACATGCATTTCAAGAATCTGGAACCGCTCATCGACCGTACCAGAGAGACCCTGATCGGCGGCTTTCTGCCGCTCAACCTCGTCCAACGTACGCACCGGGTCGCCAAGGTCAACATCTCGGTAGAACCCAGCAACCTGCAAACGTCTCAGTTCGTTCTGGGTCTTACGCATGCGGTGCGTAACACGCTCCGAACTCTCAAGACTGCTGGCACCGTACGGCACCACGATATCTTCCGCGCTGACGAACATCGCCGTCTGGCGCTCCATCGCGGGGTCGTAGTAGATCTTTTTGAAGGCGTTACCAGCAAGACACAGGCTGAGCAGCAGCCGCTCGTGCTCCGGACGATACTCCAGCATCACGTCGGTGAGCTGATAGTTCATGTCCTCTTGAACTCGCTTCGCAGACTGGATCTTCTGCGGCGTTTCCTTGCCGATAATCTTGGTACGCACGGGACCCGCAGCGGGGAAGGTCTCCATGATGGTCTCGGACTGGAACTTGACCGCTGCCTCCATGAGGAGCGGATGCGTCACGCTACAGGCTCCCGCCCAAGGCTCGGTACGCTCCTCATCCTTCAGCCCAAGTAACTTAAGGCCCTTGACGTAGGTCGTCAGCCAATCCTTGCGTGAATCAAGGTCACTGTCGTAGTCGCCAATAAGCTCCGAGCTTAAAGATTGCAGGGCTGACTCATCCATATGTTCAGCGAGATTGTCATCGAAGCCCTCGGCCTCTTCTTCGGGCTCTAGCTCAACGTCGATACCATCGACAATCTCAATCTCAATCTCCGGCTCAGCGGCGAGAGCATCGAGCCCCATGGGGGCTTCATATAGGGACTTGTCGATAGCCATCAGATCATCCTCACGCGCCCACCGGCACGGTAATTGTTAGGTAGGGTAACGGAACCGCCGGTAGCCCTCATATCGCTAGCTAGCATCTTGTATTTTTCACGCTCAAAAATAATATTAAGTATCGCTCTATCTTTATTTCTAAGAGGAGCTACTTTCCCAGCATCTATATGAGATTGGATATACGCTTGCTGTTGTGCTTTGTCTACGATGCCCTTTTCAAACATTTCTTCATAAATTTGTTTAACTGTTCTTTGAACAGGCTTTGCAGCGGCGGGGGCGACCTTTTCTACAGCAGGGGCGGCTGCTTTTAATGCACCGGGGATAGCGGCAGCGGCGGCAATCTTGCCTGTATTCCCCAAGAATTCACGGCGACCCGCGCTGAACTCAGGCGCTGCGTTACGCGCTAAGGCTTTAAGCCCCGTTCCTTGGATGGCGGCACCGGGGCTAGCGAAGCCCATCGCAGTGTCAATTATCTCTTGGCGGCGTTGGGCTTCCGGTTTTTGGCGCTCGTCATAGAGATACTGCTCCATCGCACTCATGCGCGGAGCGGTGACGGCAACCTCCGAACCCTCAAACTTCTTTTTCTTGCTTGCCATCAGTAGTAGCCTCCACGACGGTGGGACTTGAAGTACTTGGTCGGCTCTGGCTCGTCCGATGGTAGCCGGATGAATCCACCTTGTCGGAATCGCATAAGAGCGAGTGTCGTGGAGTCCACGAGGTCGTCATGCGTGCCAGCGGGGAAATCATTGCATTCCTCAACCACTTCATACGCCCACCTTCTGTCAGGAGCCCATACGATACCTGACGAAAACAAATCCGTCACGGAGTTCACGCGGGATAATTTGTCCTGTCCCTTACCGGGGGTAAATTCTGAGACCGGTACACCCATCCGCCGCAGCTCCTGATACAGGGCTGCACCGTTGGATTTCTTCTCCACGATGAACGAATCCGGGGTCCACTCCTTATATACCTCCAAAACCATCGCCTTGAGGTCGGGGAACTCCAGCCGCTGCTTGATGGCGTTCAGGAGGATGATGTTCCGGTTCTGGGTCTTCTCATTATAGAAGACCCCCCAAATGGTCAGGGCGTTGTAGTCCGCACGGTTGTTGGTCTCCTGCGCGGCGTCGAGACTCATTATGATGAACTCACATGTGGGCGGGTCGTCCTCCTCCCAAATCTGCCACCAATCCCTCTTAATGAGAGCGCCTTCCTCCGAGACGGGGTCCTGCATGTACTGTGCTTGCCAGTACCGGACGTCCATGCTGGCCTTCTTGGACAGCATATCCTCAATTGTCCAAAACTCGGGCCAGAGCGGCTTATCATTGATAATTGCTGGAAATTCAACGACTTCCCACTGATCGGCGTCTTCGTTCTTGATCATATGGTCAACGATTTTGCCCGTCAGGTCCATCTTGGACCAACGGGTCATTACCACAATGATCGCACCACCCGGCATCAGTCGCTGTACGGGACCCGACTGGAACCACTCCCACGCGGGCTCAAAAACCTCGGGCCGGAGCTGTTTTGCCTCCTGTTCCGAGTGAGGGTCATCAATAATAAAGAGATCGGCACCACGACCAGCCAGAGCGCCGCCCACACCAATAGCGAAATACTCACCCTGAAAATTAGTGCCCCATCGCGAAGCTGATTTTGAGTCCGCTTGCAGCTCAACCTGCGGAAAAACATCCTTATAGACCTCCGAGTCAACGAGATTACGGACACGGCGACCGAATTGCACCGCCAAATCGGCGGTATGGGACGACATGATGACCTTCTTATGAGGGTATTTGCCCAGAAACCATGCTGGAGCAAGGTAAGAAATCATCTCAGACTTACCATGTCGCGGCGCAATGTTGACAATTACGCGCTTTTTCTTGCCTTCGGCGATTTCTTCAAAGATTCGGGCCAATTTGCGGTGGTGGGGACCCACTTTGTAGCCCGGATAGACGTGATGGATGAAGTCAAGGAACGAATCCTTGCCCAATTGCTGGGTCATCTGCGTCTGATACTGCTTTAAAAGCTCTGCAACCTTACGTTTCTGCTTGTCAGGCAGGGTAGGCAGGGCTGTTTTGAGCCTTTGGATGTCCTGTTGAGTAATATTACTCACCATGTTGAGTAATCTCCTCTTCAAACGGCTCTACTTCGATGAATTTGGTCTCGATGGTGTTCAAAACCTCGATCAATTCCTTCTCAACCTCTGCAATCGGTTTCACCTTCACGGTCATTTCCGACCGTTTCTTGAAGGCGTCCACGCCATCAACCTCGCCGAGTTTGGCAAGGGCCGAGATCCGATCTTTTGACGACGTGGCGTGTTCAACTTCTTGCACAAGTTTGTTAATTACGTAGAGTTTAAGGTCTGACAGCTCCTCAACAATCATGCAGTTGCTCTGTGCAACCAGACCTGCAAGGTAAGCCATCGTCTCGTTGGGGTACACCGCGTAATCAGGACGCATCTTGGGGTTCTGCATCATCTGCTTGGCAAGTTGCTCAGCTTCTTGCTTGTTCTCTTCAGAGGGGTCAAGGGATGTACCAGCAAGGTCAGCCAACAGTTTGATAGTTCTGACCCGCATCTCCAGCTCTTCTGCCGGAGATAACTGAGGTAACGCATCAGCAGCTCTTGCTGGTAAGGGGATGTCACTCTCTATATCCGGAATGAGTATGTCCATATTTACACTATATACCAGAAATGGGAGGAGGTTGGGACTCCTACCGGGGGGGTTTCTATAAAGAGGGGGGTATGTAAAGTTAGTGTACCCCGATAATTTCCTTAACTCTGCAAAAGTTTCTATAACTGTTGGGTCGTTTGTGCAGATCCTAGTGTTCTAGGTCTAGGGTCGGAGTCCCAACCACGCTTGGGGGATACCCTAGGGGTAGGGTCAAGCCGTGAGCGAAGCGAACACAGATGCTGTGAGCGAAGCGAACACATCTACTCTTAGCGCAGGGACGAGCAGCGTTAGGGCTTTAGCCCGGCCCGAGTCTTCGAGGGCAACGCCCAACCTCTTATGCTTATGACTATGGCACACAGCATCAACGTAGTGATGGCCCTGCCCATTAGCACAACGCATAACAACGGCATGAGCGAAGGCGCGACAGTGGCTATCCGAGCGCAAGCGATTGTCGAAGTAGCCGAGGCAAGCGAGGCAACGCGAGGCATTACAGGTGTTACACCTATTACACTTGTTACAGGGACGGAGCGAAGCGAGACAGCAACGCCTAACAAGTGGCTAAGCGATATCGAGTGGCGACAGTGGCTGATGCTAGGCTCGCGAGCGCAAGCGAGCGTGAACAAGCGCGCGAAGCGCGATAACTCTTCAGTGTGAGCGAAGCGAACGCCTTACCTCTTGACGCCGAGCCAGTACGAGCGAAGCGAGTCCTGGCTGGCGTAATCTTTTCTTGCGCGAGCCAGGCTGCCAAGCCTAGCGAGCATCTATATAAGAGTGCGCGAAGCGCACATACGAGGCGAAGCCTCGCCAATCTCGCGCGATAAGCGCGAGATTTTTTTTTGGGGGCGGCGTCCTAACAGGCTGTTAGGGTGCGTAAATATTTGATTACGGGTGTTGCATTAGTCCAGAATGCGTGTAGAATTGTCCACAGGTCGGGCGAGGTGTCCGGCTCTTACTGAGGTGTTGCAACAGTGGCTAAAAAGCCAAAGAAAGAAGCGGTACTGGGCGCGGCGCATTTGAATGCGGTCGCGGTGGCAATGGAAGAAGCGGCGCTGAAGGCTGAACGTGAGCAAGCGCTCGCGGACATGCGCGAAGCGTTGGCGGCTGACGCTATCGCGGCGGCTCTCGCGGATGGTCACGTTCCGGACACGGACGTAACGCCGACGACGGAAGGCGAGGCGGAGCGGCTCTTGGCTGAAGCGGTCGCGGCGGCTGCGGCTCTCGGCGATGACATGGCGGCGGCTGACGAGCAGGGCGGCGACTATCTCGCGCGCGGTCGTTCGTTGGGCATCCTGCCTCCCGTGCAAGCGGAGGGCGAGACGGGCGCAGCATACGACGCGCGGTGCGAAGCCTTCGAAGCCCCGGCTCCCGTGTTGGCGGCGTGGAAGCGCGCGTTTATCCTGCGCGCGGCGCTGCGCAAGACGTCGGCGTTCTCGCTGTTCGTGGAGGATGAATCCACGGGCAAGTGCCGCAACGCTGCGGAGGGTGACAGTGCGGCGCGGGTTCGGGCGTTCACGCCTACCCAGTGCTACCTGATGGACACGGATACCTTCAAGGGTCTTCCCGGCAAGGCGTCGGACGCCGACACGGTGAAGGGTCGCGTGGCGGGTTCGCGCGAGGGTATGCAAGCGATTGGTAACACTCGCTACAACCGGAGCAAGGGCGACGCGCGCGAGGACGGGCGCATTGTGGAAGCGGCGACGGGGACGCCTTCGCGCGGCGCGCGCGGCGGCAACAAGACGTTGGAGCAAGCCATGGCGGCGTTCGCGAAGAAGGGCGCGACCATGGCGGGCGTTCGCGGCACCGACAAGGGGCAAGCGTTTAAGTCGGCGTTCGTCGCGTTCGTGGACCGTCTGACTGAGTCGGGCGTCATCGATGTCGATGCATGGAAGGCGGCGCGCGCTAAGTAATCGGCTATCCTGCCGAGGGGTTGCAGTCTGGCGGGGCAGGAAATCCCGCCGGGTCGCCCCGGAGCGTCACAAGGTGTGGTGTAAAAACCACACCTTTTTTTTGCCCGCACTCTTCCCCGCGCCAAACCGAGCGAGCGGAGCGAGCGGTCTTGTCCGAAGGACGGCGCGAGGAGCGCATCTAGAAAACGTGAGCGTCAGCGAACACATCATTAACCCAACCTACTAGATTAGCGGGGCCGCCGTTCCTGCTACTCTTGGGGTAGTCGTTGGTTCAGCGATGAACGTAGGGCTCTTGGGGTGGTCGTTAGCACTTCGCTTAATAAGGATACCAGTTCTCCAAGGCCTATTGCCCATGCCCATCGTTTATTTTTTTATTAAAGCATAGACTTCTCGGAAGTCCGTTCCAAGATTTCCGGGCCGTTCCAAGATTTTCGGTTTACAAATGGAACGGGAATTAGACTAAACAGTACTAACGTTTATCCTAACAGTCTGTAAGTATTTGATTTCATTGGGGCTGATTTGGGTAACCTTATCAATTCTAAAAATGTTGATACAATTTTGCGATTCCGTTCCAATGTTCCAGTGTTTTTGGAGAGGGTGCGGGAAAAAGCAGAGAGCGAGACTTGGAACAGCCGCCGTTCCAACTTCAATTGCTCGCAGGGGGAACGCCCTCTATTTCCCATTTTCTTGGAACATGCCCCAAAACGCCTATCCCATTTATATACTTCTATATAGTATTAGTATAATAAATAATAATAGAATAAAGAAAATCAATGACTTACGTTTTCGCTCCAGCCCCGAATTAGTCCAACTTTCCCGACCATTTGTCCAACACGTTTTTTGGAACGGCTGGAACAACTGGAACAACCTAGCGGAGCGATGCCAGTTTTCGCGCTAATCAGCGCGGCTGGTCGCTAATCAGGCGTCCTAACAGCGTGTAAGGATGGCTGATTACTTCATTTAATAGTTGATTATCTCACTTGACCTAGGACGCCATGAGCGTAGAATGTACAACATGGGAGAGCGGCTGCGCGCTGCACTTCCTGTGCCTCTCGCGTCCGTTGCGGTCGTCGTCCTTACAGCGTGTTAGGACGGCGGGTTAGCGGACACGATGGCGCGGCATTCGACGCTGACTAGTCCATGTAATAGTTGATTAATTCACTTTACATAGGACGCGGTCGGCGTAGAATGTACAACATGGGAGAGCGGCTGCGCGGTGTGCTTTGCATGGCGCGCGGCGCGGACAACGTCCTAACACGGTGTTAGGACGCGCAGTTAACTGGAGGT